TCAGTTGGGGCAATGGTGGCGAGGCTCCAAAGCCGGGCGGTGGATACATCGAACGCGGCTTTGAACTTAGGCGCGATTGCGTCTGTTACGTCCAACAGTGATCGCAAGCAACCGCACCGCAGCAAATTAGAAACAGGAGACGAGAATGGCTGACTTGAGACAGTGGATCGCGCGGAAGCTTTTGATGCTGGCCTACCTGATCGACCGCGACGGCAAATTCGAGTTCCGCGCCGGTTGCTACAAGTTCGAGCGCGGATGGAAGCAGCCGACCAGCACGAACGACATGGCCGCCCAATGATCGAGACGTTCCTAATCGCCACGGCGGCTGTCCTGTTCTGGAAGCTTGTCGGGGTTGGCATCGCAGAAATGCGCTACCGGAACAATCGAGACTGACGTTAATGGCGAGTGAAGGCGTGCCCCGAGAATAGATGCAGGGAGGATTTTTGTGGCCGACACGTTCGACAAAATTATGACTGGAACGCCGCTCAATTCGACGGCTGGCAGAGTCACGTCAAAGGGCGAGCACTACACGCCGAGTGTGGCTGTGCCATACTTCCATGCACATTGGGACGCGCCTCCGGCCATGAGGCCTTTCGTTGGCGATCCTACTCAAAATCTCACTGGAACCAAAGTCCAACGCTTCACGGTTATCGGTCTATTGGACGATCCGAACGGGAGCAAATGGCGCGGGCGGCGCTGGGTCGTGCGATGTGTCTGCGGAGACTATGAAGCAAGGAGCGCAAAGGCGATTACAAAGTTGCTTGATCCGACGTACGCACCGAACCCGCAAGAAGGTCGCTGCTTTAATTGCTCGCATACTTCTCTGATCCAAAGACGCTACGAAAAGAAGGGCTCCAAGCCGCTTGTTTCATTTTCTCAACCGCAGGCAAGCCCAGGTCTTAAAGAGATAACCGTCAAACTTCGACGCCGCGAAGATGGCGGGCTTCACATATCGGCCCCTGACATGCCGAGCCTAAACTTGAGCGGCCCAGATCAAACGGAAGTCCTTGGGCGATTGCTTCCCGCGCTTCAAGCAATGGGCCTATGGCGATAACTTGGCGTCACCGCATATCACCAAATTCGGCTTTTACGGTTAGGGGATTACTTTTGAGCACGTTCCCGGCGCTTAATCTCCCGATCCACAGCCTCTCGAATGAGGTCGGATCGCTTTTCGCCCTCCTCGAGAACGCTGTCGATGCGCTCGAGCGTGCCTTCGGGGAAGCGCGCCGGGGTTTGCTCGTGGTTGATCTGTTTCCTGCCCATCACCAGAATATAGATGATATCACGAATTGTTACAAGGGCCTATTTTGTAGATATCATCTATTGCAATCCTCCCCATTGATGATATCATCTAATCATCGAAACGGAGCAAGCAAATGACCACCCGATCCAAGACCTACTGCGGCGACCTCGAGAGCCAGAACGGCGATTACCTCGGCTGCATCCACAAGACAGAGGGCGGGTTCATCGTTCGCAAGCCGGACGGCTCGAGCATTGGCCCAGTGCAATTTGATGGCCGCATTTTCCAGGGCAACCAATTCACCAAAGTTCGCACCACCAACATCGGGTACGCGGTCGTCAAGTCCTACCGCCTCAAGGAAGCGGCCTAGTGGCCGCCAGGAGTATCATCATGGACCCCCTCGAAGCCGCCAACCATTACATCTACCTCGAGCAAACCGGCGCGCCTGGTGCCGCCGCTGGCTTCGCTCGAGGCTACGAAGAACGCGCCACCGAAGCCGAGTTCGACGCCTACCTCAGTTTTATCGACATTCAGGTTGCGGCCTGATTTTAGCAACCAGAAATCAGCTTGGAGGCTGAAAATGAAAATGGCCGAACTTCACGCGGACGTTGCCGACATTGAAACCGAGAAGGAGTTTCAGATGCGCCTCAAGTTGGAAAGCATCCTGCAACTGCTGGAGGATGCGAGGATCGACATGCGGCACATCCCATCCGACGATGCCCTTCGGAATTGGTCAGATGACAGCCAAGCCCAACTGGCGAAAGCCATCGACGCCTTGAAGCCGCTCGCGGGCTATTGAGCGTGACCGCAAAAACCAAAAACACAGATATCAACAAGCATGTGCCGAGCGGACGCAAAACCGCTTCCAATGGTGCACCCGCAACCAATTCAGCCGACGCCGCATAGGAGAGGTATATGCCGCAGAAAATAGTGACCGAATATTGGGCCAAGCCGATCCCGCCGCGCCAGTTCGATTGGGCTGCGCATTACGACGACCCGGAGGGGCATGTCGGGTACGGCGCGACCGAGCAGGAAGCGATCAACGATCTGCTGACCGAGCACCCGCCCTGCAAGAACGAGAGCCCCTACGTCCGCTCTGACGGCGGATGCCTGAAATGCGATGCCGACCAGGGGGAGACGTGCCGATGACTGACTTTGCATGGGTGATCGAGAAGGGATCGGAGCCCAGCTACTACGCGCCGACCGAACCGGGCGAGTGGAGCCGGGATCATCTAAAGGCGTGCCGGTTCGCACGCAAAGAGGATGCCGAAGCGATCCAGTTCCGCCACGTCACGCACGGGCTACTGCCGGTCGAAGGCACTCGCGTCTGCGAACATGGGTGGGGCTGAATATGGGCCTGCGGGACCGCTGCAAAGAGCACTACCAGCGCATGGGGCGCGACAACATGCTGCGCCAAGGCTCGCCGGTTGATGACCTGACCGCGTTCGTGGCTTCGGAGATCGGGCGCGCCGCCGATAGCTCGCTCGAAGATACGTTGCCGCTCTGCCTCTACTTCGGCACCGCTCAGGACCGGAAAGAATTTCTCGAACTGGTGCGTGAGGCCAAGCCCAACTGGATCACAAAGCATTGGCCGCGCTGACGCTGAATTTCCATCAGTGCCGACGAAAGGATTGAAAAATGCAGCCCAAAGTAACCGACAACGACCAAGACACCATCACCGTCGAGCATGGCGGCAAGGTCGTTCGGGAATACAGCTACCGAAATGACGATGAGCGCCGTGTGCGTATGGTGCGCGCCCGCGAGTACGTCGAAGGGTGGTGCGATGCGCTGGACCAAAAGGTGCCCGCATGACGCCAGACTATGGCCCTTGGAAGGACAGCGGCGTAGCTGGCTTATGGCTGCCGGACGGCTATGACGAATTTGGGCGCTTCAAACAGGTCAGAAACGAAAAGCTCCACGTCCGCCTGACCTTTGAGCGCGTTCGAAACCGCGTCCTTTGCGAACAATGGCGCGATGCTGCCGTGGCGGATGGCTGGTCGATAGAACCGACCTATAGTCATGAGCCGCAGGAACACGCCTTCCGCCTCAAGCGCGAGGGCTTTGTGGTTCAAGGTCTCGCGCGTCCGATACCGGGACCGCACGGCACTACCCCCGTTCCCCAAGTCAGCATTTGGGGACCGGATGGGTTGGCCATCGAGCCACCACTTACCTACAGCTTCGAAGCGATCAAGCGCGGCGCTGAGACGTGCGGGGCGTGCGGCGCATATCCAGTGGCGACCGAGCGCGTGGCGTTCGTCAATCGGTGCTGCGCGGCCTGCGCTCCAAAAGAACGGGCACGGCTTGAGGTTGGAAATTGGTCTGAATAAAGCGCGGCGATGATGCGCCCTGAGCGCGGAGGAACCAAATGCGCCGATATTTTTGCTGGTTGCTAGGGCACCGCTGGGCAATCCTCGATTGGAACGAGGAGCGCGGTCGGATGCGCTGCACCGACTGCCAGCACGTTGAGCCGCTACGGGGCGAGGCTCTAGTTGAATGGATCAGGTGGCGTACAAAGCGCGCCTCGCGCTAACCGCCGCTTTCCGTCGAGGAACACAATGGCTGAAACTACCTACACGATCTTAGTGCTGACGTTCGGAGCCGGGGCGCTGTTCGGCATCTGGCTGCGCGGCAGATATGGCTAGAATCCGGGCTCGGAGAGATTGAGCATGGCCGCGAAACGTAAAAAGAAAGAGGCAGTCGTCCACATGCGGGCGCGGCGGAGCGACATTGACCTGATTGACCAAGCGGCTCGCGTCATGCGCGTTACCCGCTCGGAGTTTATCCGCAACGCCGCCGAGGTCCGCGCGATGCGTGTTTTGGAAATTACCGGGACGCGCTGACGTGTCGAATGTGACGGAGGATGAAATGGCGAAGAAGCGCAAGACCGCAAAGCGGCACAAGCCAAAGAGTTACATGCTGGTCATTCGCGTGGCCGTCCCCGCGCGGCTCGTTCCGAAACTGCAAGTGATGCGCGTGATGGGGAAACTGCCAGACAGTTGGCTCATGCGCGACCTAGAGATTTTGAACGCCTACTACGACATGCCGATGCAGCCGAGCGGTTATAGGTAGAGAATGCCAGCGCGCAGAACCGGGAAATTCAAGTGTGTCGCCTGTGGCCGGATCACGGTCCAGCCGATTGACAAGGATCACCCAGCCCATGAGATCAGGTCATGGTGCTGCGGCTGTTCGTTCGAGCGCGTCTGGTTCAAGCAAATCCATGACAGCATTTCAATGCCAACGGAGAAAAAATGAGCGATATTTTTTACGAGGTCGCGTTCGGCATTACTCGCGTCGAACTGTCAAAAGCCAAGGCCGAGATCGAGCGGCTGCGGGCGGCTGGTCTGGCGGCAATGCAGCGGCTCAACGAAAGCGGCACGGGCGAAATGGGCCTCACTGATACCATCCACGCCACCCATCGGATTCTAGCCGCCGCTTTTCAGCAGTCAGGGGGCGACACCAAATGACCGTCAAAGAACTGATAGCCATACTACAAAGCAAGCCCCAGGACATCCTGGTAGCATATCGGTGCTGTAGTGAGTGGGTTCTGCTTGAAGCGGACGACATAGGCGTTGACGCCCTCTGTGTGCCTCGCGGTGATGGATGGGTGGCTAACCCTCGCCCGGACAAGCCAAAGCAGGACTATCTAACTCTGCCCGGAAACTGACGCGCGCATACAAGAGATATATGCCGCCGTAATAATTGGATGCAGGAGAGACTATCGCTCTGCGCCGCCCATGAGAACTTCTAACCAGTTTCGCTGCGTTTCCGTGGCCTGCGCCGATGGATCGCCGCTATAAATTCTAGCAGCAATAGTTTGCTTCAAAGCGTCATCGTTAGACCCGTAAGCAGTGCCTTGGAATGCCGATCTTTGGGCGTCGGTTAGATCGAAGCTAGGAACAATACCGCGATCCCTCATGAGTAGGCGAAGCGCCTCATTTCTTGCCACAGCGTCGTGATTTACACCGGGAGGAGAATATGGGTTTAGAACAACATGGCCGCTTTCAGATGCCATGCCAGCCACGTGAGGATTCGACTGGAAATAGCTCTGCTCGCCGGGGTAAAGATCGGGTCGAACTTGATACCCAAACATGCCCGATGGCTGCTGCCCGCCCATTGCTTGCGCCACCCGTGCTACACCCGGCGATGGCGGTGTGGGCGCTCCAAGCGTAGGAACCCCCATCAACAGTTTAGCAATGGAAGATGAATCAGCCATCATAAAGCCTTTGGTTTTGTTGGTAACTTATCACGGCGCTGGCGGTAATGCCTAAAATCAGGGCCTAAACCCAGACGCCATCAACGCGCGGTGCTGCCGGTTCGTCATGACGAACATCTGGAGCTTCCCGCCGGATACGACACACAGCGTCGGCCCCTTGGCCCATGTCACCTTGGCCATATCGAGTCGGCGGCGTTCAGCCGGCAATGGGGATGATTTCGGCTGTGGGCGTGACGGGCGGGCCTTCCTTTTCCCACTCGATGAGGTCTGACCAGCGCCCGTGGTGCGTGCCTTCAAGGCTGCGGTGCTTTGTCCAGCCAGCTTCGATGAAGGCCGGGACTTCCTCTTTTCTGACGAAGCGGAAGATTTGCGTTTTCCCATTCATTCCGTCTCTCGCGTGTAGTCGAACTCTTCATCGTCGCTGTCATCGAAAACCAGACCGGCGGTGAAGCCGATGGCTTCCGGGAGTTCTTGCCGTCGCAATTCTGGCGTCAGAGGCTCGGCATCCGGCACCTTGGCGCGCGAGACAACGCCGCGCTTCTCCTCGATGACCGGGCGGCCTGATGGGTGCCCCATCTTTGGCGGCTCTATCGGTTTGTGTTTCACTTGACACGATCCCCCGAGAAAGACGCCCCACAGTCTTTGCAAAGCAGACGCTGACGGACGACGGCCTTTCCGTAATTTAGCCCGCGCATCCGAATGTTCGGAGATTGGCAGGTCGGGCAATGACTATGCCCGCTCCATAGATTCAGGTTCGGATGGTTCGGCGCCCACGGCTTTAGCTTCTCGTACACGCGCTCAAGCAGTTCAACGTCGCGCGCATTATAACGCCGCATCAGCCTCCATGACGGAGCGTGGCCCGACATGCACGATAACCACAGATGCACGCCGGTGTGGGGGAGCTTCTGCCCGACCTTGAGGCTTTGTCCGAGGTCGTTGAGCCGGTTGCTATCGAACTTGAAGTGCCGGCGCGCGATCTTGAGTGTGTCGATTGTCTTGTATGGGGATGGCGGCTTAAGCCCGTGCTGGATAAAGCGCGCGTTGGACTTGCGGATGTCGAAGCGGTCGCCGTTGTGCGCGATCAGGATGTCGGCTTCGTCAAAAACATCATACAGGTCTTTGACTAGATCGCGGTCGTTTTCCTTGTCCCGCTTGAACAGCGGATAGTCTGGAAGGGCGTAGGTATCGACGCGCTTTGCCCCCATCCATTTCACTGCGAACGACAGCATGTACCAGTCGTTCTCAACCGCGATGATGTTCCCCTCTTTCCACTTGACGAAAAAGTACCCGAGGGATGGTGCTGTCTCGATGTCTATGAACGCAATACGGGGCTGGCGTCCCGTTGGTTCTCGCATCAGTGCTTCAATCCGAACAAATTGCGGATCGCATCAAGCCCTTGGCTTAATAGGATCAGCAATCCGATCACGGTGAAGAACACGAACTTGCCGATTGCGCGGTTGACCTTGCACCAGCCTTCGATGCGGCCATACACCTTGGCGATCCTGGCAAGTGCAGCAACCTCCTCTGGCGATAGGGTTTTCAGGGGATCATTGCCCACGGCATAGACTCCGTGGTTCCATAGCCTCAGCCATCAGTCGGCCTCCTTTGCCGGTTGGTGGTAGGGGCGGCCCTGCGTTCGCGCGCCGGGTCGCTCCGCTCTATTTTCCGAAACGATTTCCGATAATGCGCGTGACGTTCTCGATTCCGCGCTTGCCAAAGTAGAAGGCCATTACCAACCCGGCCCACTCGGCAACGGTTCCGTGCACCGCATCGGTGGTTCCCCACCCGAAACATTTGTCCCAGATGAGAACCTTCGCGAAAAAAACGAGGGTGACGTAGGCGAATAGCTTTTCCGGTTCGTACCAGCGCCCGATCTCGGCAATCTTGAGCGCGTTCTGCGCCTGTACCTCGGCTGCCTGCACCTCCAACTCGCGAATGGCTAGGTCCGCGCCGATCCTGTCCGTCGTGTTGCCCGCCTTAAGCTTTGCATTGTAGGCGTCCAGCGCGCCCTTGATGATCGGGCCGCTGATGAGAGAAGCAAGCCACGTCCACATCAGCGGTTCACCTTGCGGCGAATCCAAGCGCGCACGTTATCCGGTCCCATAAACCAGATGCCGGAAACGCCAACAATAAGCAGCGCACAAACAACGATACCGACCACACGCCAGTCCGTCGCCCACGCGGCCAATCCGGCCACGCCTCCACCCGTGAGCCACGTCCAAGCCCGCTCAACGAATGAGGGACGATCCTGCGCTGGGGGGTCAATCTGCTGCGGCATTGGATCGCGCGGCGGCAACGGCTTCTGCTCTTGCATTGGAGGGAGATTGTAGGGCGAGCGGAACAACAGGGCTTCCGCAGAGCGCCGACGAACCAGTCCCTTCAACACCTGACCGCCGCCTTTATTCCACGCGGCGAACTGGCGATATGCACCTTCAAAATCCCTGGCGTTCACCTTCTTGAGCAAGGTGGACTTGGCAAGGTTGCCCTCTCCGCAGTTGTACGTGAATGACACCAGCGCATCGAACTGGTTTTGAGTGAGCGGCACCTTCACACGGCGCAGAACCGCTGCTTCGTAGCGGGTCATGTCGTCCTTAAGCGCCTGGTCGCATTCTGCCTGCGTCCACACGTCGCCCTTCTTGAACGGGCGTCCGCCGTCGTTAGTATGGCCCCAACCGATCGTCAGAACATTCGCCGGGCAGTAGTACGTGGTGAAGCGCCCGTTGCCGATGGGCTTAAGACAGCCTTCAAATTCCTTGATGAGCTTAAGCCCACGTTCGCTAATCTTCATTTCTTGCTCCTGAAACAAGCGGCGTGGTTCGCGCGCTCTCTTTCGGTCACCTTGTATTTTTTGGCGTCCGCGTCCCGCTGCTCTTTGCTGTGGTTGCTCACGTACCAGCGCACGAGCCAGCACGGATAAGACCGCTCAGCGAGCGCAGGCGAGACGGTGACCGTGAGGGCGATTGCCGCAAGCAGTGCGCGAGCCTGAACCATTATCGAAGCGCCAACAGAACGAGGCCGACAATCACAAGCAGCGTCACGGCAGGATGACGACCGATAAAGCCAATCGTTTGCCAGTAGCCTTCGAGCAAGCAGTCCCAAGTGCTGCGCAGCGCGTCTTTGAGTTTCATGATCCAGACTCCGGGGGTTTGAAGCAGTAAACGATGTCGCCGGCCTCTGGCCGCGTGGCGCAGACGTGCGCTTTGCCGTCCTGCGTGATTTCGTTTTTAAGGATCAGATGGTCGGGAACTGCGATCCACTTGCGGTCCTCACGGCGCAGCGCGAACCATGTCCCGCCCTTGAACTGCGCTTCGGTTGGATAGCAGTCCCAGGAACTACAACATGAGGTGCCGGTATCTGGCCGCTTCAAGTCCGTGTAGATGTCGTGCGCCTGCGCCGGGACAACGCAAAGCAGCAGCGCGGCGATAAGCCATCGCATTCATAACCCCGGTATTTTGTCTGGTGCTTAGGTGTACGCGCCTGACGGCGGCGCAAAGTTCGCCGTCCACCGAGCGATGCCCTTGCTGATGCGAACCTCGTCCATCCAGCCGTTGAATGAACTCCCGCTATCTCCGCCATCGCCAACCCGCAGAGCGCCAGAATCGTTGTTCATATCGAGGTCTGTGAATGTACCGATGCTGGTCCCGCCAATGTAGCAGGTTATCGTGCTGCTACTGCGAACGAGCGCAACATGATACCAAATGTTGGTTGACGCAGCCCACGCGATGACGCTTTCAGAGCCGTTGTAAAGACGAAGTTGGCCGCCTGATGTGTTGACAAAATAAAATGTCCAGCCGGTCCCTCCAAAGTTTCCGGTTGCAACAAGACCATACGCAGCCGCCACTGAATTGAAGCGAATCCAGAAATCTATGGTGAAGTCACCGGCACCCGCGCCTCCTAAATTCCAGTCCGTGCTATTAGGCGACGATACATAGTCGCCAGACCCGTCGCACAAGAGGCTCGCACCGCCGAACTTACTCTGAGCGGTTGATACTTGAGCGTTGCCATTAGCCGTCATCGTATGTGCGGCAGAAGACGAGTCCGTAAAGGTCGTTGACGCATTAGTTCCATCGCAGTGAAGCAAAAGCTTCGTGAATGCGTCGTTGCCGCCTATGGACAGATTCGGCACCGGGAAGGGCATCAACACGGCTATTCCGCCTTTAAGATAGCGGCAGGATCAGCGCCGATGCCCGACAGGAATTTAATCGCGTCCTTGTCGTCAGAATAAATCGTGGGCCTGTCCGACACATACCAACGCTCCCGCAGGACTGTACTTTCGTTCAGCGCCTTGCTGGCCGTTTCGAGCATTCCCGCGTCGTGGAGTCTGGCCACGATGATCGACTTACGGATCACAGCCCTCGCCTTCACAGGTTCGGGTTGTTCCCATGTCGCGGCAACGATCCGAAACTCGTTGTTGTCAAATGTCGTGTCCGCCCCAAAGACTACATCGCCAGTTGGAAGGTCAACGCGGCCAGGGATGTTGACCCATCGACGTATTTCGATGCCGTCAACGCTTTCAAGTTTGAATCCATTGACTTTCATTGATTATGTCCCAGTCACATAAGTCACGGTCAGTCGCGAAAAGCTGTTTGTCTTGGTAATGGTGAAGATGTGCTTTTTAGTGCCAGTCGAACTGTATGTATCGCCATCAACAATCGTGAAGCCTGACGTGGTAATCGCACCCGCGCTAGCGTTGGTGCATTCGATTATCATCGAGCAGACAGAGGACGGGGGGGCAAGAGTGTGGGCGCCGCCGTTGGTGTAGTGCTGGAAGTTCCCCGAGGTTGGGTCTGGCGTGAAAGTCCCGGACGATTTCGTCCCGGCGCTAAATGACGTGGCAGTGTATCCAGCCGTCAGATTTGACGTGGTATCGTTTCTGACAACCAGGCTGCCAGTGGTGAGCGTTGGATTCCCCGAAACCCCATCGCCATTGGTTACAGTAATAACATTTGACGTTCCGGTGATTGTGCGCTGCGCGTAGGTTTCCGAGGCAGTGCGCGCGACAATGCCTGTGCTAGACATTCCCTCTAGTGCGGCAAGATCGTTAGCCAGCGCTAAGGTCGGGTTGCCAGACACGCCATCGCCGTTCGATACGGTAATACCGGCAGCTGGTGCGGTCAGAGTTCGCTGGGCATAAGTCTCGCTTGCGGTGCGGGCGACCAGACCTGTCCCTGCCATTCCCTCTAGTGCGGCAAGATCGTTAGCCAGCGCTAGAGTCATGTTGCCGGATGACGTGATCGGACTGCCTGAAACAGTGATGCCAGCCGCAGGCTGCGTGATGCCTACGCTCGTGAGCGCTCCCGCGTCTCCGGTCCGCGACGTAACGATGTAGAGAGGGTCTTCCGCAGTCAGCGCCAGAGAGCCAGAGACGTAGGTAACGGCGAGTTGCAGCCAAGTCGTGTTGTTCGTGACGGACGTGATCGAGAATACGGCGGCAACCGCGCCGGCCTCTTCCCGAATTATCAAATAGCCCTTGGTGGTGTTGGTGCTATCGTCCCACGTTGCCACGTAAGCTGAAACATCCGAGCCGCTTCCGGTCGCGCTCAATGCAATCGCGGTGACAGATGCCAGGGTGGCGTTGTTGAAGCGCATATAGCCTGTGGTCGGCAGGGCCATCGAGGTAGAGGTTTCGTACAGCCACTTAATTCCAGCGTCTGCCCCGCGCGGAATACCAAAATTGAATTGAGCCGCAGCGGTTGAACCCGCATTTGCTACAGTCGGAGTGCTGCCCGCAGCAAGAGCGGTTGCTGTGCCGGCGCTAACGGTCGCGGCGGCTCCAGTCGGGCCGCGCAGCAGAGAATTTAGGACGAACGAAGCCGCCCCGCGCGCCGGGCTAAATCGAAGTGTCATGTCGCTGTTCCTAGAAGGTCACGGGATTGGGGCGGAACGAAACGATCCCATGCGCCCAAAGTGTCACGACACCATCCGCGTCCTGCGAAGCAAGGTCCGCGATGTAGTCGCCTTCGTATGAGTTGAGCGTGCCTGCCGCTACCGTAATTCGCAAAACACGGTCAATGCCGGAATCGGAATCTGCCACAATGGAAAGCGTTCCATCATCAATTGATAGCGTAAAGTCAGCGCTCGCATTGTCGGCTTCGCAGCGAAACGTCATCTTGAAATCAAGGTCGGTCAGATCGAACGCTGCTCCCGCCTCGGTGAAATAGATATCTTCTGCCCAGGTAGCATTGGTGGCCACTGTCCCAGACAAATCGAACAGGGCGCCTGATGAACTTCCGCTTCTGGAAAGGCTTGTCATTTCAGCCCCGATATTGCGCTGTCAGAAGCATCGAGCCTTCGGTGCCATAGAATGTCTTTGAGGACGCCTCGCCCGGTGTCTCAAGCATGGTGATGGTCTGAACGCCCAATGCAGGAGGCGCCGAATAGCGCCCGCCTGCATAATTGAGCGATGCTGTGATGGACCCAGAATTGGTTGAAGTCGCAGCACCGCCAACAGCGGTGCCAGACATTGCGGTCGTGGAGTTGTAACCAATGCCGACTCGCGCCGGTGAGCCGGCATTGCCGCCGCTGTTGACCTGTTGGATAGCCTCAAGGTCAAAGCACTCCTCAGCAAGCCCGGTCATGATTGAAATACTGTTGGTGCTGGCGTTATTGGAAGGACGCACCGTCGCTGTGCCGTAGGTCCACGACGACGTACCGTCGCCAGCCTTCATGATGATGGACATGCGATTATAGACATTCCACACGCCCCACTTGCGGGACTGTCCGTAAGCTGTGTGGCACGTCAACTGACCGTTTGAGGCGTCCATAAAGAGTGTGCCAAGATACGTCCCCTGGTTCGCAGCAACGGAATAGGTTGTTGCGCCGTTGCGGGCGGTCATGGCGTTTGCAATGGTCAGCAACCCGCCGATCGAGCGGGTAATCTCGGTCGTGCCTGCGCCAGAGCCACGAGCGCCGGCTCCAGCCGTGGCTGTATTCCAGGCAGGCCCCGTTCCGATCACAACAGCGGCGCTGTTGATAAACGCGAACACGTCATAGATCGCGTTGGCGACGTGGTTGGAATTGAGCGTCAGCGTCAGTTCGGAAAACGACTCTGTGTTGAACAGCGAACCGTCATAGATCGGCAAAAGATTTCCAAGGTACGGCATGTAATATACAGCCGTGCCAGCAGAAACACCGGACGCGAGGACTGGGACCCCACTCGTGAGTGATAGGCGCCCCTGCGGGACGGATACGATGTTCTGCAATGTGGTCTGAATGCCTGAAATCTCATCCGAGAGGTCGGTCAGTTCAGATACGCTAGGTACGCCAAGGTTGGTGCGGGCAGCCGTCGCTGTGGTGCCCCCCGTGCCGCCAGAAGCAATCGGGAGCGCCCCAGAGCCGGCGGAAAGCCCCGTGTCGATGTAGTCAAACTCGTCACCTATGAGGACGCCAGCGGAAGTCTCGTTCCGCATCTTGTAAGTACCGGCAGCGATATATCGACGCGGAAAGTTGCCGGAAGCGTTGGCCGTGGCTGGATTTGCAGCGGCAATCGACAGCCCGATATCGGTATAAACCGATGCAAGCGTTGTCGTGTTTGGCAAATAGATGTACTGTTTAGCCCCAACATAGGGGCTTCCATTGGAATCCTCTAAGTGCTGCCAGGGGATAATTTGCAAAGCCATGCCAGATGCCTCAAAGAAAAAGGCCGCCCTGTGAGGACGGCCCTGCTGATCGTTCTTGTGTCGGTGCTGTTACTGGCCTGGTGGCCGTGGAATTACTGGCTTGTCGTCCTCTGCGCGGCCTATCGCTGGCGCTTGCAACGAAGGCGCCATAGCCGGGCCGCCTTGGCTACTGCCGACGCGCACACTAGCGGAGTCAGCGGAACGCAGCACGCCCAACAGCCTTTGATTGCTGGCAATCATCTTGATACCGCGGTTCAATACCGCTGGATCACTTGAGGTCAGCATTTCGGCAACGTTCTGCGCCACCCGCTGGTCAATACCGCGCTTTCCTGCCGCAGCAAGAGCCGCCGCGATGCCGGAAGTCGTCGGATCAAAACCAAGATAGCCGCCACCACCCGCACCGGCCGCGCCAGCGGTTATCAGTTGCAGCGCCGTGGTCGAATGACCCTGCACCGCCCGCAACCCTTGCTGCATGATGTTTTCAACCCGAAGAACCGTTTCAAGTTCTGCGGCGCGCTGCGGACCTAGCACAAGATGAAATCTCTGCTTCGCGTCCGGCGTATTGTAGATGCGCCGGACTACATCGGCGCGGTCAGGGACTTTATCCAGAACTTCCATGTACCGGGAAACAAAACCGTCCTGAAACAGTTGGCGCTCCATCGGAGACATTTTTGCCAAAGCGGCGCGCGTCTGCGGTAGCGCGAAATTCTCCGTAACGAACTTCTGGCCAGCCTCCAGAGCATTTTCAGCGCCAAAGAACTTAGCGGCACCTTGGCGCGCGTCCTGATAAGACGGCACCAATCGATCCAGCTCTTTGTTCAGCGCCCGTGAAAGATCGCCAAGGCGTGAAGCATCTTCCATGCCGCCGGCCCTCTCGGCCTTCTTGGCTGCGTTGGATAGCTCGCGCCGCGTATAATCCCAGAATTGCAAATTCGGATAAGTCGGGACACCGTTAGGCCCACGATTGAAAGTAAGCCGCCCGTCAGGTGTGATCGTGAATGGAGAACGGAAGCCACCGAACCCCTCAGTGATCGCACGATCCTTGCCGGTTGTGATAGCGGAACGAATAGCGTCCTGCACAGCAGGGCTGCCGAAAAAGCGCTCCAATACAGGGGACAAGATCGGCTTGTCGCCGTCCTTATATGCCCGCCCGTAGTTCGCGCGGTTGACTGTTTTCTCGACTTTATCAATCGCCTGCTGTTGCCCGTGAGCGTCGGGGTAGTTGAATGTAGAACGCAGCCATTGTGTCAGTCTCGCCCCTTGGCTTTCGAACCGGGGGTCAAGCGTCTGGTTCAGTGTGTCTTTGGCACCGCCGGATATGTTGGCCGCCGATCGGGCCAGGTTGCGGCCCGGCTGGCCCAGCGTATCCATGACCGCTTGCGGCCCGCCCGGCACCAACTCAGACGGCGCGAGCCGATTAACAGCGCTTGGGTCAATAGTCGCGGCTTCGTTGTATGCCCGACCGACCGCACGCTCCGCGGCGCCCGTTGGGTTGGCTGCGGCACGTAACATATTTATCGGCGTAGATACCGCGGCGCCGATGAGCTTCGCCCCACCCTCTACAAGAGGAGGCGCAACCGCGCCTATCGCCCCGCCAACCGCAGAGCCAATTGCGGCGCGCGAAGCCCGATCCTCAATCGTGGTCCCTTCACCAGCGCCGGCCGCCGCACCCGTAACGGTCCCGAGCGCAGCACCGCGCCCCATGCGGGCTAGCAGCGTCGCTGCGTTCAGCGCGCCGCCAAGAGGTAGTGCAACAGCGCCGCCGATCTGGCCGGCCATGTAACTGCCGGGGTATTGCTCCTCTGCCGCTTTCTGGGTGCTTCGCACCGCATCGCGTGAAGCCGCGTAGCGCTTCGCCGCTGTATCGCCGCCGGTCAGATATTCGTAGCCGAGCTTTGCCAGCCCAATAATCGCGTCAGACGGACCGGATAGCGGGCTTCGCAATTCCTCTGGAGTACCAGCCGCGCCAGCGACGCCAGCCAGTTCATCCCCGAAATTGGACGTGATGCCAGAGCGCAAGCCTTCGGCTATAGCGCGACCGCGCCCGATATCAGGACGGCTATCGGGCCGCTGCGGTGTGACCGATTGGGCTGCGGGAGGCGCAGTTCCGTCAAACTGGTCAAAGAAATTCTGCGCTTGTTGCGGCTTGGCCGGCGTTGCTTCCGCGGTCTGCGGACCCAGCGCATTCATGAACTTGCGGCCATAACCGGCAACGGTCGTGCCGAGCACGTCCTTACGGTTTGGGTCGTTCATTCCGCCTTCGCCGGCAAACCACGCCTTGGCAGCTGGGCCAACAGCGCGGTAGTTACCGCCGCTTTCAACAGAAGCAATCGCATTGTCATATCCGGGCCGGATGGGGCGCACAGTAATGCTTGGCCGCCCATCCGCCGTTCGTTCGCCGTCGAACTGGTCAAAGAAGTTTCCAGCCATCACCAGCCCAGAATGCCCTTGGCCGCGCCCGGCCCATATTTGGCGTCAAACTGTTCGCGCAACTTCGGATCGGATTTGAGAGCCGCTACAGCGGGCTCAGGAGCCGCAGCCCGCGGGGCTGCTGACGATCCACCACCGCCTGGCTTAAAGTAGTCGCCGCCGCGCAAATCCTTGATCCTGGTATCTTGAAGTTCGATCTTGCGATCGGTCAGCTTTTCCATCCGCTCGATGATGCTCTTACGGATAGGCGGGGGCGTTTTTGGATCGCCCAACATTTCGATAAACTTCTTCAATTCAAAGTCAGTTGTGGCGCCCTTGAGTGTATTGGCCATATTCTGGAGGGCTTCCGGCCCCATGATCTTTTGCCACTCGGTTGTTTTGTCAGCAGTGGCCTTGTCGGCAATGAAGTCAGGGACAAGCATGTCGGGCAGATTTGACCCCGCCCATGCGCGGGCGCCAGCGCCAGCCCCGCTAAACGTCCCGTCATTGAGCTCCTTGGCGCGGGCCAGCGCTTCCTTTGTTCCGAGCAATTGCGGCTTAACGTCCTCCGCTTCAAAAATCGCCTTCTTATCGGTTGCGCTAATCGGCGTGTCAGTCTTTGGAAAGAGTGCCTTGCGGCCTTCGGGTGAAGCTGGGTCCATGCCAGCCGCTTTGAGGATTTGCAGCAGCGCTGGGACTTCCTGCCGGGCCGCATTCTGACGGGCTATATCAAGCATCCCAGTCTTGTACGTCTGATCGAACTGCTGATTGCCCATGCTGGCAATCGTCTGCGCGCCCTGCATATCACCAACGGCCATTAGGCGAGCAAGCGCGCTCTGCGGGTTGCCGCCCTGCATCTCTTGAGCAGCTTCCGCACGAGCTTGGTCGACTTGGCGCCCCTTCATCAGCTTGGCGATAGCAGAATAGCCCTGCTGTCCAGCCTCGAAGCCTTGATCGATACTCGGTACAGCAACGCTGAAAGGGTTAGCCATTCCCATAAGCCCAGGTGTTGCGCGAGCCATCGCTGTTGAACGGATTGGAGCCAGAAGGCGACATCAGGCTTCCGATGGCACTCCCGCCGCCGAACGACGGCACACCAAACGCGCCAAGCGCCATGCCACCGATTTTCATGGCCCCATTAAAGATATTCTGCGCACCAGCCGCCTTGGCATTCGCCGCAGCAATGTCGCCCTGGCCAATCGTGCCGGCGCTGGTCATGTCGCCGTTATAGGCCGTGGTGCGAGCGCCCGTCTGGCCATTGAGTCCAGTACCGTAAGCGGCGTTCTCCGCACCCGTCGCCGCCATGCCTTGCGAAAAGCCCTGCTGATTGAGGCCCATCAACCGCTGTAGCTGGTTGCCGTAGGTCTGGTCAGCCGTTCCAGTTGCGAACCGCGTCAGGTCTTTCAGCGTGCGTCCGCTCTGATCCATGCCGCGCGCCGCAGCACTGCGATCAACGGCCCGCGTGCCCTCGTCCATCGCAAACTGATAGCCGGGGAGCGAGCGAACCGAACTCGGATTCTGAATGAGATTGAGCAGGGCATCGTTGGACGCGCCGCCGATCTTGTTCGCCTGTTCGACGTAGGGCTGATAGCTCTGGCCGATGGCGTCATAGCCGGCCTTATATTCATCGCCGTAGCCGAGCAGCTTCTGGACCGCGCCCTGCTGCTTGTTGTACGTGTCGGATGCCGCCGCCTTCGCTGCATTGGCGCCGGTCTTCCCGTTAAAGTCATCCCACCAGCCCATTAGCGTGTCCTGTGTGTTTGCAGCATCGCGTTGATCTTGGCGATGATGTCTGCGGTCGTTGCCGACCCGCTCAAATCTTCCAACTCACCAAAACGCTGCTGGCGCTTATCCAGCGTGTCCAGCATTCCGTGTAGCTCTGGCTCAATGTCTGGAATGTCGGGGACGCGGGAACGGCGCGTGTTGCTCGTCATCGCTTCAACGGCCTGACCGACAAATCGAGCGCGAGAAGCGCGCGGATCACTGGGTCGCTAATCCGAAATCGAAAGATCACGCCCTGTGGACCAAACCGGCCAAGCCGCCGCGTCGTGACCCGCACGCGCTGGCCATACGTGCCAAGGGACAGCATCCGCTGCCCCTTCCACGTCGCCCCGCCGTCAACGGACCATTCGGCCATCAGCTTCGGCGCACTGCCCTGCCCGGTTGTCAGTGCGTTCCCGGTCGCCACGTCGATGTGCAGCGCGTCCATGACGGCGCCGTTGGGGAATGCGTGGAACGTCGGGGTATCGACGCCCCAAATCAGGGGCTGGTCGCCTTCAACGAAGGCTGTTTTGTCGAGATAGTAGAGGCTGCCAGAGAGCGTGTCCCCGACGATGATCTTGCCCCACGCGCGCACCGGGTTGCGGAACCGCCAGCGTCCGCCTTGGTTATAGCTTTCGCGCGAATGCCAGACGCCCGTTGCCGCATCGAACACGCGGCACCAGCCCGACCCCTGAAACACAGCGAAGGCGTGGCCCTCTATCGTATGCGACGAAGCCATGATCGAGGCTTGATCGCTATCGTTAGCAATGACTCGCTCGATCCCGTGATCGGAAATGCGCTGAACCTGACCGGTCCCACTGATACGGTAAACAATGCAGTCATCGCCTGCAAAGGCGAGCGTGTTGTCGAACGCCGTAACTGCCTCTGCCGCCAACAGTCCGTGCTTGATCGGAGTGCCAATGGGCTCTATCGGAAAGTCCGCATTGCCCGTAACGCGCCACTGCTCAGTCTGTTTGCGCTTGAAGATGAACAGATCGCCATCCGCCTTGATGCGGACCGCCGGATCGGCTGACTGCGCAGCCGTTGCATAGTCCAGACCGTCAACGGTTTGGCACTCGTTCAGCGAGGAAAGATAGAAACGCCGGTTTGCAAAAAGATAGGCGGTGTATCCGCCAATTTGATCTTGCGAGATTGCATCGTCCGGCAAGTCCTCATCGACCACGCGCTTGACGACATCGTTCTCAATGTAGAACTGGCCGGCCCCGCAACGAATGCTGATCTGCGGGATTTCGGCCTGGTTGCGCGACATCTGCACAACGTCGGTTCCGGGTATAGTTCCGATCCGCGTTGCCGCGCCGCTCTCCGGTACCTTCCAAACACCACTGGAATGGACATCGTAGATGCAATCAAGGTCATCGAGATAGATCGACCCCCGCTGCGGCGTATCGGTAACGGCCCGCTCTAGCGTTGCGCCGTATTCCGGCAGGATCGCCAGCGGGTCTTTCGCGTCTGTGCCCTGTTTCTCGGAATAGCAGTTGATGAGCTGCGCCTGTCCCGCGAACGAATACTTGCTGATGTTCGTGCGAAACGGGATCGGAAGTGCGGTCATCGGCCCGTAGCAAAGTTAAATCCGGCACGGCGCGGCATGGCATCGTTTGACACTAACGGCAAAGGATTTGCGCTGCGCGGACTTGCCATCACCGTTAGATACCGCTCAGCCTCGCGCATTGCGGCTTGCGCAGATGCCGGGTCGATCAATCCGAACGACGGGGCAACGGCCAAACCAATCCGGCGCGAGAGCGGCGTTAGGTATTCGAGCGGGACCGACATATCCGAGCCGTTCCAGATCGGCAGACCGATGCTGCCCAGCATGGCAACCTCAGAGCCGACCGTTTCCTGCGACCACTCAAGGTCGGTTGCGCTTGGTGTCTCTTCGGCACCGACAAGCCCAAGGTCTTTAAGGACGCGCGTGGCCAGATCGCTTTGTGAATAGGTCGTCATGCCGCCTGCGCCTTATCTCGTGCCTTGCTCTCAAGGAAATCCGCGTAACGGATCGCGTAGTTGTGCGGGCCGATGTGTCCGATCAGGTGATTGACGTTCGCCCAAACATCGCCGCCGCAGCGCGTCCAGCGGTCGCAAAACGCCAAATCCTCGGACAGCTTCACGCCGCGCGCATCGCGGTACTTGTCGAATGCGCGGATGAGGCGGCCTTGGCCCAGACTTTCGTTGCCTGGATGGCCGGACACATCGCGATCGATGATGTCGGGCAGCTTTGCAATCATCGTCTGGATCACGTGACGTGAAATCAGCAGCACACCGCCGCCGACGCCAGCGACCTTCAAGAACCCGTCAGTGAGATCGTCAACCGTGTTTTCAGTGAACGCGCGCCCTACCGCCTGAGCGGGGAATTTGCGCTTGGCATAGAAACAACCAACCAACGGTTCACCGAACGCAAGCATGTCAGCCACAAGCGCGACCGGGAACTCCATGTCGGCATCAACAAACAACAGGTGCGACAACGCCGGATGCTGGTCGTACCAGTTGGTGACGACGATGTTTCTGACTTCCTCGATGTCACCCGCTGAAATCGTGAAGAACGTATTGGGTATGCCCTTGAACGTCAGGAACTGGCCGATGTTGTAGATGCTTTGCGCCGTCCTGGTGTTCATCTGCTCGCCAAACGCGGGACAGCAGATCAGCACGCCCTTAACGTGCTTCGACGGCTTCCAATCCTTCACCGCGCCCTCAACCAGTTGCCGAGATGACCGCCAAAGGTCTTGAGGCCGACGTGGCCCATCTTGATTTCAGGATCGACCCAAACCTTGCCACCGATGTCGCGCCAGCGCCGGCAGAATGCGTAGTCCTCGCCCAGCTTGAGCTTGCCGATCCTGCACGGATCGAACAGCGCCCACGCCCGCTCATTCGGCGCGTCCGTGCAGTGGAATTCCGTGTTCGGGTAAAACGCGACCATCTTTTCAAGCATCGCGCGGGACATGCGCGTAAAGCCGGCAGGCACTCCCTCGACTTCGAGCAACCCCGTAGCTGGGTCGGCTTGAAGGTGTTCGCGGTCCAGCTTCCACGAAACCGGGTAACCCTCCGGTTCGCATCGCAGCGGATAAATGCTGGCAACAAAATCGACGGGATGAGCGAGCAACCGGGCAACGGCCCCGCTCTCCCACAGCACGTCACTATCTATGAACACCAGATCGGTCGCGTTGGACGCCAAGAACTTGGCGACCATCAGCCCGCGACAATCACCGATCAAGGCGCTCCCGCACTCATCCTGTAGCGTGAACGCAATGTCCTTGTCCCTGAACGCAAGGACCTCTGACACCAGGCTACGCATCGTCATCATGTGGACCGTTCCGGTATAGGCCGGGATCGCGATCCAAACGTGCGTCATTCTTTGTGAGCCTGTAGAACAAACTGCCAGGTGTGATCGATGGACTTCTCATCAACCGCGATCAACCGGAGGTCTGCCTTGTAGAAGGGGCGATAATCAGTGATGGGCGATTGTCCAACCTGATCGTAATTGCGCTGGTTACGGTAACTCAGGCATTGCGGGGAGATGATCCGAGTATGCCCCGGATCGCCCCAGGCCCACGGCGAAAGCGCCTTC